GTAGTTTCCTCTATCAATTGTAAATGTAAATGCCCTGTCCTGTGTTAATGTTAATGTTTGTACTGTATCTTGTAATTCGCTTGGTGTACCATATCTGCTTGTACCAGTTCTTGAATAATCATTCATATCTGCTGTTGCTACACTATATACATTTACTGCATCTACTCCTACAAAGTCATAGTTTGCACTACCAATTGCTGATGTAAAAGATTCTCTTGCGAATTTCTCTGATACATTTTTTGAATATTTACTTGCTAAATTTACTGCCATTATGTTTTCCCCCTTAAGTTTAAAGAGAATTACATTTCATCAAATCCTTGTAAGAAAGTATCTTTATCACTTTCTTGTGTATCTCCATTTGATTTCTTAACCAAATTAGTACTCTTATTTGTGTCTTGTTTTTCTCTTTGTTCTAATAAGGTTTTAAGTTGTTTGTTTTCATGCTCTATATATGCTGTTAGCAAACTCTTGCCATCTTTCGTGCTTTGAAAAACTTCTACTGGTATGTCTTCTGCCTTTATATCTGGATATGCTTTTAGAAATTCTATCTGCTCTTGTTGTTTTTGTTCTGCACTCTTTTGTTCTTCTTTGTATTTGCTTATTTCTTCTTCTTGTTTCTTTAAGTGTTCCCTTAACTCTCTAGTTTCTATTATCTCTTTTGCTATATCATCAGGTATTCCTCTATCTAGCATTTCTTCTATATCAGCTTGTTTCTTCTCTTCTTTTTGTTTTATTTCAAACTGTTTTACACTCTCTATATAGTCATCTGTTGTCTTAAAACCTAGCTCTTTTGCCTTTTCGTTGATATACTGCATTGTTTTACTTTCCTCATAGCTCTTTACTTTATCTTGTATTCTATCATAGTTCAAACCTTTTTGATAGTTTGTTACTACATCATCTATACTTGATATTTGTACTTCGCCGTGGTCATATTTAACTTTGCCTTTTAGCATTTCTAATAGCTTCTGCTCTTCATTTACACTATTGTCTTGCTTTGTATCAACTTCACCTAAAGATTCATCTAAAGCTTCATTGGTATTTAACACTTCATCTAAATCAGTTTCACTAGATGTTTCAACTTCTTCTGGTGTGCTTTCATCAAAATCATCTGGTAATATCATATCTTCTTCTTCGTTCATTTAAGAACCTCACTTTCTGGCTATGGTATGCCATATATTATAAGTAGTTTATCCTACTTTAATACCTTTAATTCCCATTTTCTTTAATTCTTTATTTGCTTCTTTAAATATCTTTTTTTTTACTTTATTTAATTGCTTTAATTCTTCAAATTCGTGCTTTATTGCCTCTATTAGTCTTGTATCTTCTCCATAAACACTCTTCTTAACTATACTTTGTGCTTGTCTATCTGTCTTATTTAAGTTGTTTTTTACTACTGATGTTAATACTTCCATTAAAGTCATACTGCACCTCCCATCATTCTCAATACTTCTTTTTCCATTTCTTCTGGTGCTAAACTTTGTAATCTTTGCTGTTCTTCTGGTGGTAAACTCTCTACAAATTGTGCCATTTGCTCATATTGTTGTTGTTGTCCCTCTTGCTGACCTGCTTGTAGTTCCTTTATATCATTGATTAGCTCTTGTTTCTTTGTTATTAACTCATCAGGTATTCTTTCTAGATATTGTAATAATGTTATTTGCCCATTCATTAGTAAGTTGTCTAATGTCTGTATTAAAGCTATTTCACTATAATAGCTACCTGTTCCTATATCTATGTTAATCTTTGTATCTATGTTATTCAATGTATCAAAGTCGAACATTACTTCTTCGTATCCTGTTTCAGTTTTCATAAATACTGGTCTTATACCATAGTTTACTCCCATCATTTCTACCATTATTAAAACCATTTGCTCTATTATGTTATATAGATTAGATTTTACATTCTCTAATGGTATTGCATTACTTCTCTGTACTGCTATTATTGCACTTGTGTTCTTTGGGTCTATATTTCCTAATGATGCATCTGATATTCCCATGCACTCTTTTGTGTACTGCATACATAACTCTATTATGTTAATTATATGACTAGACATATTTACTGGCTCTAAATTCCTTATTACATTGTTGAATGTTTCGCCTTTGCTTTCATCTAGTGCTATTCCTACTGCTCCACCTATCTTATTACTTAATGCCTCTATCTTGTTTGTATTGAATAATGTTAGTGGGAAACTTGACTGCATTGTGTGATACTGTGCCATTGCCATTGCTTTATTTAAGTATATTTGATTAGGTATAATACCTTCCATCTCGCCTCTACCATGATAGCTGTTCTTATTACTATACCAGTTCTCAAATGCTACTGGATATCTTATCCTTTGTGTATCTATATTCTCAAATATAATTGCATCTTGTGTTCCTTTACTTGCCTTTATTGTACCTGTCTTACTATCTCTCTCATACAAGTATATGTATAACGCCTTGCCTTCTGAATCACTCTCTATGTCTTCCTTATAATCTGATGCTTGGTATAATGTTTCGCTATCTTTTACTATCTCGCCTTTACCTTTTAATTCTTTTTGCTCTGCTTTTAAGTTCTCTACTAAATCTCTTCCTACTATTGCCACCCACGGTTGTTTATCTACATCTTTTATATTAGGATTACCGAATATTACGTTTGTACAGTCTACTAATTCTATTTCAATACTTCCTTTAACGTTTCTTGTTAATTCATTATCTGGATTAAAGATTATGTGTGTGCACATATCTCCAGAAGTTGCTCCATCTGTTAGTAAATCTCTTATTAAATCATCTAGTCTGTTCTTTTCCATTATGTTTTCTATCTCTGCATCTACTATATCTGTTAATGAGTAGCTGTCTTGTTCTAATGATACATTCTGTAAAGGTTGTATCTGCACTGCTATCTTATTACCACATATACTAGCTGTTTTAAAGTCTATTATTCTTTTAGCTATATTGAATGTAGGGTGTGGTAAGTTATTGTTACTGTCTATTCCTTGCCACTGATTACCTATGTAAAAATCATTATGCGTCTTTACAGAGCTATAATAATCTTCTTTAAAGCTGTTATTGTATCTCTTACCTGATTCGTACTTTTCCCACAGTTTATTGCTCATTTTCTCACCTCTATTTTATTCTGTTTTATAAACATTTTTTGCTTTCTCATATGTATAATCCATTATTTCGTTGAAGAATTTATCTTGTTTCTTTACATTTTCTTTTTCCTCTTTACTTTTCTCATTTAAAACTTCTTGTTCTTTTTTATTATTACTTTCTAATTGAATTACTTTTTCTTGCTCATCTAATCTTGCTTCTAATTCATTTAGCTTATCGCATATTATTATTAAGTTCTGTTCTGCTTTATATTTTGTTTGATATTCTTTTAACATCTTTGAATCAAACTCTGTCATTTTATTGTCTGTTTCTGCATTACAGATTATCCACACTACAAACCCTGTAACTACCTGTACTATCACAAAAAATATTATTTCTTCTATTAACATGTTATTCCTCCTTATATTCTTTTCCACACCTTTTACACACTATTCTATTGTCTATCTTTAATAATTCATCTGATAAACAGCTTCTACATTTTACTATGCACATTTTATAATTATCTGCAATTTTCTTCTCTACTACATACATAGTGTATCCTCCTAAAACTCTATAAATTCCTGTTCCTCACTATATACTATTGCTGTTGCTTTCTTTTCTTCGCCTATTGTTGACCTCTGTTGCTCTCCTGTTTGATATGCTATTGCTAATGCCATTACTAAATCATCGTGTTTACCTTGTTCTGCTCCCATTTTACCATTATTATGCCTTACAAATGTTAATAACTCTCTTAATGTGTCTTTGTCATTGATTAAATCTGCATTCTCTCTTATTAGTTGTTTTAAGTTATCTATGATTATTGGTTTAGTTACCATCGTTGTCTTAAAGCCATAGCTTTTCTTTAACTTGTGTGTTATCTCATCTACTCGCTCTCTCATATATTGATTAGTATAACCTAATTCTTCGGCTTTTCTAATTGGATATGTATCGAAGTTAGCCTCTACACTTAAAAGGGCTTTATTATACCTTTCTGCAAGCTCTACGATGTGTTGTGTGAATATGTCTAGGTCTTCTTGTGTCCTTAATACTGCTACTTGCTCTTTTGTGTAGTTGTCAATTACTTGTGCTACATTATAGTCTATTCCTGGCCCTGCTGTATCTACTCCTACTACATATGGATGCCCTGCCTC